AGAGCTAAGAAACATTTAAGAGAAACAATAGAGAATCCCTTTAGGACTAATTCTTAGGTGGTCTCCTGATACGTTCACTACAAAGGTGATAGATTGTGTTAGATTATAACAAACCAATTAAATAATGGAATATAATGGCTAAGTTTGAAAAAGGACATCAGTTAAGTAAGGGAAGACCAAAAGGAGCAGTGAATCGTTCTACGGAGATGGTTAAGCTTTCAATAGCAAGAGCAGTAGATAATACCCTATCAACTCTATCAAAAGATTTAGAGGAGATAAAGAAGAAAGACCCACAAGCTGCATTAGAATTAGCATTTAAGCTATTAGAATATACAATACCTAAGTTAAGCAGAACTGAAGTGAAAGCTGAAGTGAATCAAAGGATAGAGCAGATTACTGTCAATGTAACTCAAAAGATATTAGATGAATCTGGAAATTAATACCACAATCACTTATCAGAATCAACAAGATAGCCCAACACGTGTGACTCACCATATTGGAGGGACTCGTAGTGGTAAGACATACGCATTACTACAATGGTGTATCGTTAAAGCGCTTGAAAAGAAAGAGATAATAACAATTGTTCGTAAAACTATCCCTAGTTTAAAAAGGACAGTTTTAGTTGATTTTAAAAATATAATGCAGAGTTTGGGTGTATGGAATGAAAATGATTTCAACATAACAGATAGAATCTATACATTTTATAACGAATCAGTAATACAATTCATATCAACGGATGATGCTGAGAAGCTAAGAGGATTAAAGAGTACTATCTTATGGCTAGAGGAGGCGCAGGAGATAGATGAAGAATCATACTTCCAGCTACAAATTCGTACAACAGGTCCAATCATATTAAGTTATAACCCAACGGCAAGCCCACAGCACTGGATAAGATTAATGGGTGATTGTAGTAGATACTTTACCACTTACAAATCAAACCCTTATTTAGATTCCACAGTTAAGAAAGCAATTGAGGAATTAAGAACATCAAATCCAAAAGCATGGAGAGTGTATGGTTTAGGTGAATGGGTAGGTAATGAGAAAGCTATATTCCAATTCAATACAATAGAATGGATGCCTGATGAAGCTGAATTCGTTTGTTTTGGTTTGGACTTTGGATACTCTGCTGACCCAACTGCTTTATGTAGTATATGGAAGATGAACAATGAGCTATATCTTTTAGAGCATTGCTATGAGAAAGGTATGACAACATCTGACATAGATAATATGTTGAGTAGAGTTGTAGAAGGTAGACAAGAGATATGGGCTGATAGTGCAGAACCAAGACTTATAGATGAATTGTATAAGCTAGGTTATAATATACGTCCAGTAATTAAAGGTAAGGACTCTATCAATTTTGGTATTCAGGTAATGCAGAACTATAAGATAAACATACCAAAGAGTTGTCAGAATCTAACTAATGAGTTCTATTCGTATGAGTGGAGTACTGATAGATTTGGAAAGCAATTAGACAAACCAATTGATTTTAATAACCACTTAATAGATGCAGCCCGATACGGATGTATGATGAGATTAAGTAATAAAGCAACATCAGCTGGAAAATATATAATAAGCGTAAGATAAAAACAATATAATATGGAAAACGAAGTAGACATTAACAACCTCACACAACAGGACTTTATGGAGATGGCAACGTATGTAGCTATGAGTGAGAAGAAAAACGTAGAGTTATTAGAAGAATTGAGAAAGCATAAGGCTTACTTAACTGCTACAATACAACAAAGGAATTCAGCAGAAGCTAGATACCAAGCTCTATTAGCAGAAAAGACAGTACAAACAATTCCTATTACTGAAACAGTAGTAATGAATACTGAACTAATAAACCCTGAACAATGGGCAGTACCTGAAGGTAGAGTGATAACAACACCAAAATCAAATAAAATATAATATGAAAGTAGAAAAACTAATGGCAAACAACCAGCCTAATAATTGGTTAGATACAGTAACAAATGAATGTGGGAAATACCCAATCGATAAAGTAGATATCGAAAAGGATGAATTGGTTTTAGATATTGGTGCTAATGTTGGTGGGTTTTGGAATGCATGGAAATGGAGATTTGATAATTGGCATTTGGTTGAACCATCAAAATATAATTGTCAACAAATAAGAGATAATGGATATGATGGTTCTTTTAGTAGAAATGCAGTTGGTAGAACAAGCGGAGAATTCCTAAAGTTGATGAAGTATTGGGGAGATGGAGATAATGATACCCTATCAGGTAACTTTGGAACTACGGAATTTATTAATGATGTTAATGGACATGGATGGAAAGGAGATTATGAAGAATGTGTTACCCTTTCATTTAGTGATGTAACTAAGAATCAAGAGATAGGCTTACTTAAGATAGATTGTGAAGGAGCTGAATATGATTTCCTAATAGATGCTGACTTGAATAAAGTAAAGTATATTGTAATGGAATTGCATAACTTCATAGGTGTAGTAAAACAAAGAGAGTTAATGGCACATATTGAGCAAACACATGATGAAATATATTCAGAAGGTGATGGTAATGCTTCACACTATGTAAAGTTATTTAAAAGAAAATAATATGAAACAAGAAATAAAAATAGAAGTACCTACTAAATGGAGTGCGGTAAATCTAAGACAGTATTTAGCTTTAAGAAAAGATTTGGATACATACGCTGGTGAAGAAGAAGCTATAACGGCTTGTTTGTTTCATCACCTATGTAAGTTCCCATTAGAGTATATACAGCAACTAAACATAGATACATACATTGCTATAAGAGAAGATTTAATTAACTTCTTTAATAACATAGATATGCCACTACAAAAGATTATTACAATAGGTGGAGTTCAATATGGGTTTGAGCCTGATTTAAGTAGAATGGCTTATGGTGCTTATGTGGATATATCAAAGTACGAAACCTTTGAGATAAATGAACAATGGGCTGAGATAATGAGTATTCTTTATAGACCTTTAATTAAAACAACAGGCAAGCTATACGATATTAAAGCATACGATGGTAGTATAGATGGTGATAAGTTTATGGATGTCCCTATGGATATTCACTTTGGAACTCTTTTTTTTTTGAAAACTTTATTAAAGGACTTGCTGAAAGATACCCAGAAGTCTTTGACGGGATTGACGGGTCTACCTCAGAACATCAAATCCGTTTTGGAAAAAAATGGAAATCTTACTCAAGCCTTGTCCAACTCGCACAAAACGATATAACACGCTTTGAAGAAATAACCAAAGAGCCTTTGGAAAAATGTTTGTTAATGTTAGCATATCAGGCTGATGTAGCATACTTGGAAGAACTAATGTATAAGGAAGCTGTGAGGAAAGGGTAAGTTCATAACTTTTATTCCTTTAGTTGTTAAATCTAAAAGAAATCAGATGAAGCTTAGAACTGTTGCTACTCCGAAACCAAAACCACAGCCAACCTCATCGTTCAGTTCACCAAGAAAAGGTAATAGAACGGGATGTTTGTGTAGGAATAAGAACACTTATTCTCAAAAATGTTGTGATAAGACTATGGGAGCACAGGGAGTAGGTTTAATTTATCCACCAGCAAAAGCACAGTAATGCCAACACCAGCGAGTAATCAAAATCAAAGAAAGAATTCAGGCGTTTACTTCGGTCCAACTAGAGGTAGAGCAATTCCTCGTAATAAGCGTAGAGCTTGTTTATGTGAGGATTCGGACACTTATTCTATGGATTGTTGTGATGGTGCATTAATAGGACAATCTATTGGACAAACGCAATCAGCTGCAAAACAGCAGGGAGCATTTAGTAGAGGATTCTCATCTGGATTTAATATTGGAAATATATAAAACAAAGATATAAAGTATGTCTCAATTAAATAAAACGCAGTTAGAAGCGGAAAATCAAAGTAACTTTCCAAATAACAATTTTGGATATATTACTCCAGCCCTATTAAGAGGATTCAATACTGATATGATTGATTCTCTAGTTGATGAAGGACAATATAATATTGATTCATCATCAGTATCAGGAAGTATAGCAATGTTAGAAGCACAAGTAGATGCTTTAGTAGTATCTGGTAGTGGTGTTGTAATTAGAGATGAAGGAACATCATTGGGTTCAGCTACAACATTAAACTTTGTTGGACCTACAATTGCGGTAAACGTAACTGGTTCAATAGCTAACATATATGCTAACACATCTGGATTAGCAACAACTGGTTCTAACGTATTTTCAGGCTCACAATACATTACGGGTAGTAGTGGAATTACAGGTTCTTTTTCTATTCAAGGTGATTTAATAATAAACGGAACATCTTATAACGCAGCAACTTCAGGTACTTCTGGTACTGGAGGTTCATCAGGAATAAATGGTACTAATGGAGTAGCAGGCTCTAATGGTACAT